GTTCATAGCTGCTGCCGCTGCTTTAGCGTATGAGCTAGTTGGGTCTATAAGCATTCTAACTTTGTCGACATCGTCAACTAAGTCAGCCCATTCATAGTCAGCCAAGCTCAATCTTCTTCTGCTGTGTGGCGTGTCTATTTGAGGTGTATCGCCATGTCTGCTCGTTCTTAATTGAGCAGCTGTTACTCCGACTTGCATTTTGTTATCGTAGTTTTTTTTAATTACTACTTCTATATATCACTATATAGTTCAGACTATATCATCACTATTTAAAGTGTTGGGTTTTCGTGGGTATATTATTGTTTCCTCAATACCTAGTCGTTGAACCTTCCATATACCTTTTAAATTATATGGCTTGGCTGCTGATTGTCTCAATGAGAGTTCCCAGCAATTTACCCAATTTTACTTCGACCATTTTGTTAATCGAAGAATGCGTTTTTACCTCTAACAGTTTCCACATCAACAGAACCTCTAAGTTTACTTCCCATTTGTTGAGAAAGCATAGCAATATTCGAGCTATACTGTTCAACGAAAGAAGTAGTAATTTGAATAGACATACTATTCTCCTTATGGTTGGTTATTGTTAATGTTAAGCGGCTGATTATCCTTACGGGTCGAAACCTCGATTTCAGTTCTCCTGGAACCTATACTTTCATAGTGTCAACTAGGGTCTGTCGATTATCCTAATTATTTTCAGCTATACAGAATTTTTTTGTTCTCGTAAAGCTAAAACTTCTTTAACAGCTAGTTCATGGTTGGGATGTCTTTTATCCCAGTATGCTGAACCTTGTTGTGTTAATTCTCCAATTTGTTTTTCTAATTGTGCTGGTGTTTGATAAGCTGGTCCAGATGCTTGTGTTATATTATCTTCTCCCATCTTATCAGCTAATGTAGCAAATGCTTTAATAAATGTTGGATGATCTCCAATTTTAGTTCCATCTGCTAAATTTTTATTTAAAAAATCTTCATCAAAAACTTGTAAAGCAACATGAGCAGATTTAATAGTTTGCTGTTTATATGCTTGACCCCACTCTTTTTTAAGAGATGTTTCGCTTTCTTGTCTAGCATTTTCAGCTACTATATCAGCATCTTGTTGCTGTTGAGCTGCCATATCATTATAAAATTTAACTATACCACTTGCTTGATTAGGTAATAATCCTAACTTGTGAGCTTGGTCGGAAAAATTTTTTAAAGCATCTTCATTTATTTTAACATCTTCTCCTAGATCATATTTATATCCAGTTGCATCCTTTGGTCTACCTAGTTTTTCATAAACTGCATCCCAATCTTTTTCTGTTGCAAATTTATTAGGTACAGGAATTTTATCTGAACCTACTAGCTTTTGTGCGTGGACATAACTTTTTGCTAGGCTTTCAATATCTTTAATATTTTCTAAAGATTTGTCTGCTTTTATTTCATCGGAAAGACTTGCTTTCCAATCTGTACTTGTTGGAGTTTCTGTTTTAGGATCTCCAGATAACACCGTGGTATCAGTTTGAACTTCTGGTGTTACTACCTCTTGATTTTCGCTTGACATATTATTCTCCTTTTTTGTTAAGCATATTTTTAATAAACAAGACTACTGATCTTGTTCCTTCTAAAAATGCAGTCTCATGGCTATCTCCTTTAACGTGAGTAGTTGTATGAAAGCTACATCTTTTTTCCAAATCAGAAAGCACTCGTTCTCCAGCCTCCGATTTAAAAACTGTTTTATAATCTATTCCTAATTGTTTAAGTTCTTTTTGATCCATTACTCAACCGCCTTTAGAGCTGGTGCAATTTTACCCGCACTCTCAGCAACAGCTTGAGCTTGTTGTAATTGTTGCATCTGCATCTCGGCTTGTTGTTTTTGTTCTTGAATAGATCTTACTTCTGCTTTTGATCTCATAATTTTAGCTGGTAAACCTAAAACATTTTTAATGTGGTCGACTAAACCATCTATATCTATGTAATCAAATACTGGTGCAATATTCTGCATTGAACCAAATATTTCTATTCCTCTCATAACAGATGATAACTCTTGTGTCTTTTGAGCTTTGGCTAATGGAGATACATATTCTATCTCAACATCCTGGTCGCCAATCTCTTCTGGTATTGGAGGTAATTTATTATTTTTTAATAATAAATTAAAAGCTCTAGTAATTAATGGTTGTAGTAATTCACTTTGTAATCTTCCTAATACTGGACCCAGTAATCTCATCTTCTCTTCAGTTCTTTGCATAACCTCTGTTGCGGTCATGTTTTGACCTTGTACCATCATTAACTGGTCGACAAAGAAATTTTCTCTAATTGCTTTTCTTCTTTGCTCTTCCATTTGAATACCCACAGGAGCATTCGATCCAACTTGTAATGGTTCAATTCTATCTCTGGTTCCAGATCTATAAAAATTTAATCCACCAGGTACAGTTCTAATGGGTAAAATAAAACCATCATCAGGAACCATTAATGGTGGGTCAATTTGTTTTTGAGCTGCTTTAATAGATGTTTTAGACATTGTGTTTAACATCTTGGTATCTGGTAAAGCATTCATCGCTGGCGATCTGCCATAGATTTCATTGGATGAAGATTTTAAATATCTAGGTACAACGTATGGAAATTCTCTAAATCCACTTTCTCTTAAAATAGCTCCTGTCTCTTGATGAATATGGCATGAGATATAATCCATATTATCTTTATTCTGATAACCCATTGGAGTATCAGATTTATGTACCGTATGAAGAATAACACTATCCTCAAAAGGTTTATTCTTTACTGCCTCCTGTAATCCTCTTGGCAGTTCTACATCTGGATACATTAAAGGAATATTTTTATTTTTAAGATGAAACCTTCTTAATAAGCTGTCAACAAAACCTTTTTCATTTTCAGTAATAAATATTTCTGAAATATGTAAAGTTTTAAATCTTAAGTCATCCTTAATATCATCTGTAATAAACATCGCAGATGTACCAAAAGCTAATAGCTCATGGTAAAGTTCAAAAATTTCTTGTTGAAAATTTGAACGAGCAAATACTTGCTGCATAATTTTTGCACAGCTCTCTAACCATTCTACTGCTGTATCATCTTGGTTAGTTGCCTCGTTTCTAAATTTTAAAACGAACCACGGAGAAATTGTGTTAGTTAGCATACCATTTAAGCTAGCAGATAATAATTCTAATGCGTGAGTAGCTGTACCATCATAAATCTGATCGTGTCGTTTATCGCCTTTAGTTCTTTTAATAGTAATATTGGATTTTCTTGGTAAAAAATAATCTGCAATCTCTTGCCAATGCTCTTCCCAAGTAACTCTTTGAGTTTTTAAAGTATTATATTTATCAATAATTTCTTTTGCTTTTTTTTCTACTGCCATTTTTTATCCTAATGTTTTTCTTTTGATTGTTAAATTTTGATCTCCTAATCCTTTTGCAGAAGTTAAAATATTTGAAGTTCTACCTTTTTTTTGAGTTGCAAGTAAAGTTTCATCAGCCGACATTGTGGTAGCTGTTGCTTGATCCATTTCTGCTTTTGTTGGAGATGCTGTAACCGCAGACGTACCTACTCCTTCAACATAAGTAGTTTTTGGTGCTTGTGTTAAAATAGGTTGGTTGTTATTATCATCTCTTCCAGAATAAACATTGCCATAAGCATCTGTTTTACCTGACGTTCTATCTGCCATATAACCAGCATAAATTTTATTTTGCTCATCAATAGATAAACTTTCAAATTGTCGTTTATTATAACCAAAATTTTTTTTACCTCTTGTAGATGTAAGAACTTTATCTGTAAAATAATCTCTTGAATATCTTGAGCCAGCTTTAAACAATGATCCAAATGGTCGTAAAATAAATGGAGCATTTTTTAAATTTTTATCAATATTTCTTGCACCACTTTCTCTAAATTCATGTCGCTTTGCGGTTTGTTTTGCATCCGCAACAGTTCCATATTGTTTAACAGTTCTTCTGTCTGTTCCAACAGTTCTATAAGTTACACCAGCTGGACCAACACTTGGTCCACCTCCACCTCCTCCTGTGGATCCACTATTTGCTCCTCCCATTTATCCTCCTAACTTTTTCTTTTTAACTAATAAGCTATCGTCATCTACACCTTCAGCTCCAGTTAAAATTGTTTGTTTTCTGCCTTTTCTATTTCTTCTTACTTTGGCTCTTCTTTCTTCAATCTCTTTTTTTCTTGCCTCATCCTCATAACTTGGTGGTTCTGGCAGAGGTTTTGGTGCTGGTATCGTTGGCATCGGTGGTGGCGATGGTTTTAAAAATCCCATAATTATTCTCCGTGTATTCTATAATCATTGACGGCTAGTTTTTGAGCCGCAATTTTGGTTTTTGGTAATTCAGTAATTCCTAAAGCTAAATATCTCATGGCATCGCAAGCATGAGAACTCCAATCTTTTTGAGGTTTATTACTAAACATTTTCATTTTTTCATTGTACTTTCTATGATGGTGTCTTAACGCATCTATCAATGGTTTTGTGTTTTCTATATCAAACCAACACTTGGGTAAAACCATTTTTAAATTGTGGATCCCATCCTCCAGGTTTAATTTTGGCAAAACCTTAAACCTTAATCCCAACTGATAAGCTACCTCTCTTCTGGTCTTACCACTTGTGAATTCTGTTACCTCTAAATCGTGAGGTGCAAAATGATCTCCGTAATAATATTCCTTATCTTTT